ATTGAGCAGATTGAAGCAAGAAAAGCTGAAATCTCAAACCTTCTTAATGATGAGAATTGCGACATTGAAGCATTAACAGCAGAGGTTGATGCACTTGAACAGAGAACATCAGAATTGAAGGAAATGGCAGAAAAGAGAAGCCAGTTAGCAGAACAGGTAAACAATAATATCGATACAAAAGTTATCGAGGAAGTAAAAGCAGAGGAGATAAGAAAAATGGAAAAGACATTTGAAATTGACACAGCAGAATACAGAGATGCATGGTTAAAGAACCTTATGGGAAAAGAACTTGAAGTTGAAGAGAGAACAGCAATGACAGGCACATATGCTATCCCAACAGAAACACTTAATAAGATTGTTACAAGATTACAGGAGAATCCACTTCTTGGTAAGATTGACCTTCTTCAGATTCCTGGTTATGTTCGCATCCCTGTTTACTCAACAAACAATGATGCATCATGGACAACAGATTCAACAGATTCACAGGATGTAATCGGTAAGATTGACCTCACACCTTATCAGTTAATCAAGACAATTGAAGTACCTTCAACAGTTGACCAGATGAGCATCAGCGCATTTGAAGCATATATCGTTAAGGCACTTGCTAACAAGATTGAATCAGCACTTCAGGCAGCAGTTATTGCTGGCGATGGTTCTTCAAAGCCAACAGGTATTATTGCAACAGTTTCAACAGCAACAGGAACATTCACAAGAGCAGCAGCTACAAAGAAAGACCTTCTTACAATCATGGGCGCACTTCCTGCAGATTATCAGAATGGTGCTTGTTGGATTATGCCGGCAGCAGTATTCTATGGTGAAGTTATGAACATCAGTAATCACGATTCATTCGTGAATGTAAATGATGGTTTCACATATAAGTTATTTGGTAAGGATGTAGTTCTTGATGATAACTGTATTGTAAGCACAAAGGATAACATCCTTTACGGAAATCCAAAGGCTTATCACATGAACATGGGAGAGACCATCAAGGTTGATAAGGACATGTCAGTTGGATTCAGAAGCAATTCTGCAGTATATCGTGCTGTATGTCTTGCAGATGGTAAGCTTGACAATGCTGCATCATTCGTAAGATACGAGAGAGCAGATTCATAATAATAGTTAAGTAAAACAAAGGCGGTTGGTCGAAACACACTGACCGCCTATTTTATGAGGTTTAAGATGCTAGATAAAGTCAAATTAACTTTAAAAATCACAACAGATGATTTTGATGATGAATTAAATGATATGATTGATGCTTCTTTGCTTGATTTGGGTATTGCAGGAGTTGTTGCAGATGATACAACAGATGCGTTGATTATTCGTGCTGTTTGTACTTATTGCAGAGCAAATTGGGGCAGTCCTTCAGACTATGACAAGTTAAAGGCATCTTATGATGAACAGAAAGCACAGATGAGCATGAGTGGAAACTATACCACATTTGGTGATTAATATGCAGGCTTGGAATGTTATTTATTTGGTAAATTACAATAAAACAAATAATACTGATGAATATGGGGATGTTGTTTATTCAGAAGTTAGAACGAAAGTGTATGCTGAATGTAAAAGCATTGGGCAGAAAGAGTTCTATCAGGCACAGACAGCCGGGATGAATCCGGAAATCAAATTTGTTCTTGCTAGTTCCAGAGATTACAACGAACAGAAAGAAATTATTTTCAATAATGTGCGTTATAAAGTCTTGAAAACCTATATTCCGTCAAATGATTCCATTGAAATAACCTGTTATGGTGGAGTAAGAGAAGATGAGTGTTCCGAAATCAGTAGTGAAAATGAATAAAAATGGTGTTCAGTTCGTTTCAAGTGTAGATTATTATCAATACACAATAAAAGAGCTATGCAGAGCAGCATTGCGTGATGTTGGGAAGTATGTTTGCAGAACATTTAAACAGTCATATTATTCAGTATTTACAAGGAAAAAGGGATATGTTGGGAAATACACACAGTATTGGGTGCAGTATAAAAAAGAAGCATTCCCAAAGGCACAAATCGGAATCAAGCCAAATGCCTTTTATGGTGGGTTTCAAGAGTTTGGAACTTCCAATGGGCAGAAATATGGATTGCTCAGAAGTGCGGTTCATGACAATATTGACACAATAATCAAGATAGAGAGTCAGTACTTATCATCATTGAATGATAACCCTGATGGACTTATCTCTGAAGAAGATTATGAGGGCGGTGCAGATGACTAATGAAGTGAATAAGGCTATTGTTGGGGCAATAAATAGCATTGTGACAGCATATGACAATGAAGCACCAACCGAAGCAATTTATCCGTATGCAGTTGTTTCCACAAAAAGATTGAATGCTGATGATAGTATTTCAAAATGGATTGTTGAAATAAATGTGTGGGATAAAAACAAATATTACAGCAGATCAGAATCATTAATGGATGAAATAGACAAAGAACTTGATTTCAAAAACATGAAATTGAGTTCTTGTTTTTTGTGCTTGTTTAAAGCGCAGAGAGACAACATTCCAGATTCTGACAAAACAATCAAACGTGTGCAAACACAATTTGACATGACAATTTATGAAAGTGAGATGTAAACATGAGAAAATATAGCGGTTTTACAACAGACACTGCTGACAGCTTATTGCTGAATGCAGGAGCATATTTCAAAAATTATGATGTGGCAACAGACACTTTTGACACCGCTGTTACAGCAGGCAAACTTATTGGAGCAACAAAAGGCGGTGGAGAGTTTTCAGCTGTTCCTACAATCAGACCGATTGAAGTTGATGGATTGGCAGGAAGAGCAAAAGGTCTTGAAGTTATTGATTCATGGGATATTTACTTGAAAGCAAACATCCTTGAAATCAAGGAAGATACAATCAAGGCAGGACTTGCAGCATCATCAGTTGATACAACAACAAACAATGATTATGACATCATTACAGCAAGCAATAATCTTGAAGTTGATGATTATATCAACAATATAACATGGGTTGGTACATTAAGCGGTTCAGATAAGCCGGTTATTATACAGATTGAGAATGCACTCAATACTGAGGGGTTAAAATTCACAACAACCGACAAGAACGAAGCAACGATTTCTTTAACATTCTATGCACATTACACACAGAATGATTTAGACACACCACCATTCAAGATTTACTATCCAAAGTAAATCAATGGTTTCATATATAAGGAGGAATATATGAGAAAAATTAACACATCAGATGTATTTAAGTTAGCAAGAATACTAAAAAAAGGTAAAGTTGAGCAGAATATCGCAGAAGCAATTGGAGATGTTGATGTTAAGAACAAGAACAAGATTTCTGAAAAAGTCGGAATAAAAGTTATGTTGGCATTGTTCGAATCTTGTGGAGAACCAGAAGTTGAAGCATTGGTTTATGACTTATTTGCAGGAATTGCAGAAGTCGAGCCAAATTCTATTGCAACACAGACCTTTGACAAGACTCTTGAAATGTTCAAAGAGATTTCCAAAGAAAACAATTTAACAAATTTTTTCAAGCAGGCAAGTCAGTTAATGTAGAATTACTTGACTTGCTTTATTCACGTTATGGATCAGGAGCAAAAGATGTTCTTGCGCTTCCATTTGATGAAGGTATTGAAATGATAGTAACAGCCCAACGAATGAATAATGAGGAAAAATTGTTCATGCGTTGGGTTATTTCATACCAAACCACAATGAAATATGAAGACTTTAGAAGACAACTTCATATTGACAATGAATTTGAAGACGATAGAACCGAAGAAGAAATTCTTGAATCGGTAAAGCAAATATTAGAGGGTTGAAAATGGCTCAAAGTATATTCAGTTTATTTGGAGAAGTTTTTGTTGATACAGACAAAGCGGATTCATCATTGAGCAAAACAGAAGAAAAAGCAGGTGGAGTTGCAGACAAATTAAGTTCTGGAATCTCAACCGCTGCAAAGTGGGGAACTGCTATTGTTGGCGGAGCAACAGTCGCAGCCGGTGCAATGATAAATGTTGCGACAAAAGCATCAGAACAAGCAGATGAAATTGACAAGGCATCAATAAGAATGGGTATTGGTGTTGAGTCTTATCAAGAATTGGCATATGCAGCAGGACAATGCGGTGTTGATATGTCCACAATGGAAAAAGCTGCAAAAAAACTTGAAGGAACTGACTTGAACATGGATGAAGCAATGGCATCAATCATGTCTTTAAGTACTGAAGAGGAAAGAGCAGCAAAGGCAGCAGAACTGTTTGGAGAAGCAACAGCATATAAAATGAAGCCTTTATTGCAGACAGGCGAGGAAGGTTTTAATGGTTTAAAAGACAGAGCGCATGAACTTGGAATTGTTATGTCAGAAGAAGCAGTTTCAAGTGGTGTTGAGTTTGGCGATTTAATGTCAGACCTAAAACAAAGTGTTGGTGCATTAACATCAGGCCTTGGTTTCTTTTTATTTCCTATACTTAACATACTTATTCAAGAAGTTGTGAAGTTTATGCCTACAATCCAGGCATTAATAAGTGAAATTGGTCCTGTTTTGGCAGATTTGCTTGAGACAATACTTCCACCTCTTATTGATATGGTTCAAGA